CGGCGTCCTTGAACACGTCCAGCGTGAGGAACTGCCGCCGCGACAGGAGCACGTCTACAGGCACCATGTCGCATGAATCATGCTCCACGATCTCTGGTTCATGCACAGGGATGCATGGTTCATGGTCCAGTTGCAGGTCAAGTTGAGTCGGTATCATGACGAATCTCCTTATCGGTAAGAGCGACGTTGTTCGGCGTCGAGTTCAGCGTTGAGTTCACGGAGCATTTCCATGGCAAGATCCCAGTGGCCGTACTGTGCTTCATGCACCCAGCGACGACGTTGGATGGCACGTAGGACTGGAACGAAGATGAGGTTGGCGAGGAAACGTTCGATGGCAACGTAGATGTCAATTACGAAAGTGATGAGTCTGAACATGTTGTAACTCCAAGTAAGCGAGCGTCATTGCTCACAAAACAGACCGACTTCCGACGACGAAGGAGGAGGGTTACTGCCAGACAAGGTTCGATGCATGCGTCATGAGACAAGGTTCATGTACCGCGATCCGGGGTTTGGGGTTGGTTGTGCACGGGCAGGGGAGACAATGAGTGAGTGATTCAGATAAATTTTTTCAAATTTTTTTCTAGCAAAATTTTTTTGCAGCCCTATCTTGTACTGCAAGCGCTGGGGGGCCGTTTGTGGATAAACAGTTGTGTACGCTCTGTAATAAAGAGCTACCAGTCAGTGAGTTCGAACAATACCCAAGCGGAAAATGGCGCATGCAATGTGAATCATGCCGCATGAAACATAAGCAGCGTAAACGCCACATGGTTATGCAGCAGTCGCATGAGGCATATATAAGAAACCTGCACACGAAGCTTAAATCCACACGTAAGAAGACCCATCCCTGGGACTTGGTTCCTGAAGACTTAATTGATATTTGGGCCGAACAGAAGGGTAGGTGTGCGGTATCGGGCGTTGCGTTGACACATCATCTGGATGGTTCAGGCGTCAAAGAGTTCAACGCATCCATTGATCGCATCAACAATGATCAAGGTTATTCGCGAGAGAATGTTCGCTTAGTTGCCTACAGAATCAACATCATGCGACATACATTATCCACAGATATGTTTTGGTGGTGGGTAAAGACTATCCATGATCACTCTTGTGATTAAGTATTAGCGCAGGTAATATTAGAGGCATGTCCGATTACCAGACAGAAGCATACGCAATAGAGGGTCTGGCTGAAGCTGTCATCGGAGTTGGACTTCGCGATTCGGGACAACAAGTTTTGGTCTACGACGCGATAAGTGTGCAAGACATATTGGAAAGCTCGGGTTCGGGGCTTTCGTTTGGCGCGTTCTTGGAGGCTTTAAATATGGAAGGTCTCGGCGAGCGCGCACCTATGTTTATTTGGTTGGATGACGACATCAAATATGAGCTTAAAGCAGTTGGCGCAGGATCAGGCTATCGACTCCATTAGTGATCCTGCGGAGTTAACGCATTCTGAGTTCCAGTCCCACCTACCTTATATGGGCTTGGACTTGAATTCCTTGACGGTGCAGCAAGAGAAACTGGTCATGCTCGTTGCATCAGGTATGTCGATTGCAGCTGCTGGAAGAGCAGCGGGTTACTCGCATCGCAACAAAGTTTATGACGCGATGGCACGGCCCGAATGTAAGCGGGCGCTAGAGTACTTTCGTCAGCAGGCGCGAGAGAAGGTCAATTTCACGGTGGCTAACGCGCACTCCATGTATATGGAGGCGTACTCCGCATCTGCTACCGCGACCGAGATGAAGAATACGACGGACAGTCTCGTCAAGTTGCATGGGCTGGTGCAGAACGAGCCGCAGACGCAGGTCAACGTGCAGATAAATGCATCGGCTAAGCAGCTGGAGCGGCTGTCGGACGAAGAGCTGATAAAGCTGGTGGGAAAAGACGAGCACTACTTGGAGCCCGTCGTTGGAGGTTGAAAAACGAGAGTGCAGCGTTTGCAGAACGTTTCAGCCTGAGACGCTGTTCGCGAGCTCTGAAAGTAACGACTGTGTGTATTGCGTAGCTAAGCAGCAAGAGGCTCTTCCTGCTGCGAAAGAGAAAGAGGAAGAAGAGCCGCCCAAGGAGGAGATGAGCCTTGAAGATAAAGCTAAAGCAGAACTGGCGCTACGCATCCTTACTAGAAAGCGTCTGCTCCCGTTTGTCGAACGCTTTAACCCCGATTACAGCGCTGGCTGGGTCCATAAAGACATCTGTCGTCGGCTGGAGCAGTTCAGTCGCGACGTGGCTGAAAAGAAAAGTCCAAGACTTATGCTCTTTATGCCGCCTCGACATGGCAAGAGTACGCTTGCGTCGATTGCGTTCCCGGCTTGGCATCTGGGTCGACACCCTGACCACGAATTTATTTCTTGCTCGTACTCAGGTTCGCTTGCGATGGGCTTCAGTCGTAAGGTCCGTTCGCTACTACGTGATCCTTCCTATAAAACAGCGTTTAAGACGCGCCTTGATCCAGATTCGCAAAGCGCGGAAGCGTGGCTTACTACCGGTGGCGGCGGGTATGTTGCTGCTGGTGTTGGCGGCGGTATTACTGGTAAGGGAGCTCATGTTCTCGTCATCGACGATCCAGTAAAGAACCGTGAAGATGCTGAAAGCCAGAATAACCGCGAAGCTAACTGGGACTGGTACACATCGACTGCTTATACGCGTCTCGCTCCTGGTGGTGGCGTACTTGTCATTCTCACTCGCTGGCATGACGACGATCTTGCTGGAAAGCTCCTTCGAGCGGGTTCCGAAGGTGGCGATGAGTGGACCGTTGTTAAGTACCCCGCAATTGCTGAAGAAGACGAAGAGTTCCGCGCTACTGGAGATGCACTGCACCCAGAGCGCTATGACGTAGAGGCGCTGCAGCGTATTCAGCGCGCAGTTGGCCCAAGAGATTGGTCGGCGCTGTACCAGCAGAACCCGGTTGCAGACGATGGTGATTACTTCTCACGAAGCATGATCCAGTACTACGACTCAGACGACATAGATTTGGATCGGATGAAGTTCTACTGCGCGTGGGACTTGGCGATCGGCAAGAAGGATCGTAACGACTACTCGGTCGGTATGGTGGTCGGCATCGACGAGATGGAACATATATATGTTGTAGATGTAGTGAGAGGGCGGTTCGACGGTTTTGAGTTGGTCGAGCAGATTCTCGACATGTACGAACTGTGGCGTCCGTCCATTGTGGGTATTGAGAAGGGTCACATTGAGATGGCGCTAGGGCCGTTCCTAGAGAAGCGGGTCAGGGAGCGCGGTTTATATGAAGCGTATTTCAAAGATTTGAAAACAGGTAGGCGGGATAAGGAGGCGCGGGCCAGAGCCATCCAAGGTCGTATGCAGCAGGGCATGGTGCACTTTCCGCGTAATGAGATATTTACCGGGCCGTTGGTTGCAGAGTTGCTGCGTTTCCCCAACGGGGTGCATGACGATCAGGTTGATGCGTTGGCATGGCTCGGTCTCATGATGACGGAATTTGCGGTCTTCACCGCACCAGTAATTAGAGAGCCATCTTGGAGAGACCGGCTTGACTACTTAGTGAAAGGATCTGCGACTAGGTCACGATCCGCGATGAGTGCTTGATATGGCTACCTATAAAGCTGTGGAGAAGATGACACCCGCCGAACAGCAGGAGGTCTCGTCTAAACAGTGGGATCGTTACGTTCGCGCCCGTGATAACGGTCACCTTGAATACGTTGAGATGGCTAAGAAGTGCGATGCCTTCTATCGCGGGGACCAGTGGGACGAGGCGGATGTTGCTGCACTAGACGCAGAGGGTCGGCCCGCTTTGACTATTAATACGGTGCTGCCGACTGTAAACACGGTGCTGGGCGAGCAGTCCACGCGGCGTGCAGATGTGCAGTTCAAGCCCCGTCGTGGTGGCGACGAGGCGGTCGCGCATACGCTGACAAAGTTGTACATGCAGATCGCTGACAACAACAAGCTCGACTGGGTTGAGCAGCAGGTCTTCAGTGACGGCTTGATCTTAGACGGGCGCGGCTACTTTGACGTTCGTATTGATTTTAGTGATCACGTTGAAGGTGAGATCCGCATCACCGCTAAAGACCCGCTCGACATCCTCATCGACCCAGACGCCAAAGAGTCTGATCCCAAGACGTGGAACGAAGTCTTCGAAACGAAGTGGATGACGCTGGATGAGATCGAAGAGCTCTACGGCAAGAAGAAAGCGGAAGAGCTGCGTTTCATCGCCGAGAACGGTAACGGCTACGGGCGGGATTCGATTGAGTACGAGGAGAATCGCTACGGCGACCTTGATAGTACTGAC